TATATTGGAGGTTCTATATCTGGTATTTCATTTTCTTCTTTAAGATATAAAAAACCATCAATGCGATTATAATTGTAAAGGACATAAGCATATTCATTTTTCTCTGCTTTCCTTTTGAACCAGTCTGGGAACTCCATATAATCAGATTTTAAACTGTCAAAAAATGGGTCATCTAAATTAATATTTGAAAAGCATTCAAATTTTAAGTTATCCATAGCAATTTCCTCATTTAATAATTATTGGGCGTTGAAAACTTATACACCTTGCCGCACTATAACGTTTCTACACGTTCCCTTGCCACGCCAATAATGCGTATTTCTTGGTTGAGCGAGCTGAGTATCGGGAACATTGGATTAAGTGGAACAAGCTCAAAGTGCGGTATGCCTTCCGGTGTTCTTGTGCCAAGCTCTTTGTATTGTTTAAATGTTGCCTCGTTGTCGCCATTGATTGCGGCCACGAATTTCCCTGGAGTGGGCATAATATCAGGGTCGATTAAAACGAGATCACCCTCATTAAAACGAGGGAGCATGGATTTACCTTCAATCCGTAAATAAAAGGAGTTTTCAGAGGCGATCACTGTGCTTGGGATCATCTCGTAACCATCAAATCCTTCAAGTGATTTAATGTCCGTCCACAATCCAGCCTGAATTGGGCTTAACAATGGATAGCGATAAATCTTTTCTTCGATCACGCTTACATTTGAATCGAATGCTAAAACCTCAGGAAGTATGCCAAGGGCTTTGCTGATAATGGATATATCTTCAAGATCAGGTGTTCGATTTCCCTTTTCATAATTAGCGATTCGAGGTTGGCCCCAGCGTGTATTCTCACTGCGATCATCGATGTCATTACATCTTTCTGCCAATTCTTTTTGACTGATTTTTAACTGCTCTCGATACGCTTTTATTCTCTCGCCAAGTGTAGTCATTTTATATCTCCTCTTTCGGCGCAAATAATAACACGTTGCGTTATATTTATATAATTTCAATTTGTGATTGATATGAATTACATAATGTGATTTAATGATTAATAAAAATCACAAAAGGAAATTATTTATGAACAATATTTCACAGATTCGCGGGCAACTCGGGATTACTCAACGAGAGCTTGCTCATCACATCGGTTGGGGGCAACCACGGATCGCCAACTATGAAACGGGGTTGCGCGCACCATCTTTACTTGTCGCACAAAAAATTGTTCAAGCATTGAATTCACTTGGTGCGAAAGTCTGCATCGAGGATGTTTTCCCGTCTCAAAATTAATTTACCAACACCAACAGAAAAGAAAACCATAAAAACAAGGCAAAAATTATGGCAATGAAGAAAGTCATCATCGAAATGATTGAGAACATACCGGGCGGCAAAAGTGCGGTGGCAGGGTTTCTCGGATTTTCAGAGGCGGAATTAAACAATCGGCTTTATCAGACGAAAGGACAACGCTTTAAAAACGAAGAATTGATCGCATTGCAGCTTGAGTATGGCTGTACTGATTTTATCGAGGAACTTTGCCGAAGTGCTGGCGGACATTTTGTACCGGCACCAGTCGCAAGAGAATTGGACTCAGTAGAAATCTCAACTTTACAACTGCGTGAGCTGTCCGCTCGTGGATTGTTATTTGAAGCATTGGAAAGTGCATTAGCCGACGGCGAAATCACCACCGATGAAGAAGACGTGATCCGCAAATTGTTAAACAAGCATTTAGCAGCAACACAACACTCAATCGAGTGCGTGATCTCGCTAAATAAACGGCAATAAAAAACCACGGCGGCAACCGTGGTTCTGTACGAAGGAATTTTTTATGAAAACCAAAATACGGCTTTATGATACACAAATTCGCCAAGATGAACAAGGGCGTTTTTGCTTAAATGATTTACATCAAGCAAGCGGTGGTGAAAGTCGTCATCGTCCTGCTTACTGGTTATCAAATCAGCAAACGCAAGAGTTAATTGGCGAAATTTCAAAAGACGGAATTCCGTCTATCCTTACAAAACAAGGACTTGGAACATTCGTAAGCAAAGAACTTGTTTACGCTTACGCAATGTGGATTAGTCCGAAATTCCACTTATACGTTATTCGCACATTTGACAGCTTGGTAAGTCATCAAAATCCGACCGCACTTTTACCACAAAACTACGCCGCAGCATTGCGTGAGTTGGCGGAATCTGTTGAACGAGAAGAGGTTTTGAAACTGGAAAACAAACAGCAAGCCGATTGCATTGAAGCGATGAGCAATTACTTCCGAGCTGGAATGACCGCACCTCAATTCGTAAAAGGTCTGAACGGCGTAAATTCAACGCAAATCAATGCATTTTTGCAACAAAAGAATTGGCTTTATAAAGACCAACGCGGCGAATGGCGGGTAACGTCTTATGCCCGTGACGTGTATATGACCGAAGAGGTTAATGAGTTTACCCCGCATGGTTGCGATCCGATTATCAAATACAAGCCAACCTTACTTAAAAAAGGCGCTGCGAAACTCTATGAGTGGTACGCAAAAGGGTTGTTGCCGATGAAAACAACGTGGAACGGCAAATTTATACAAGAGAAGGTGGCGGCATGAGTAACGAATCTAAATTTATTCCTAATTTTTTACAGGTGCCAAATGCTGTTATTGATGAACTGCTGCCCGATTTAACCGGAGCGGAATTGAAGTGTTATCTGGTGGTCATCCGAAAAACTAAAGGCTGGAACAAAGAAAGCGACAATATCTCAATCAGTCAGTTTATGAAAGCTACTGGATTAAGCAATAGTGCGGTGATTAAAGCCTGCGAATCCCTTGTTCAATACGGCTTATTGGTGAAAGAAAATGGGACAAGAAATACCGGTGTTTATGCCGTGAATTCTTACTCAAAAATTACCCATGAAGAAAGTTCACAAGTCACCTGTGAAGAAAGTTCACCTGTGAAAAAAGTTCACAGCACCCATGAAGAAAGTTCACAAGTCACCTGTGAAGAAAGTTCACACACAATAAACAATATTAAAAACACTATACAAAATACAAATAAAAAAACTACGCAAAAAAATTCGCTTGCCTTGCTTGCTGAATTCGGAATTGTCGGACAGCTTGCTGATGACTTCATCACTCACCGCAAAGCCTGTAAAGCGCCGATCACCAAAACAGCTCTGGAAGGGTTTCAACGTGAGGCGGATAAGCTAGGTATGCCGATTGCTGAAGCTGTTGCATACGCAATCGAACGCGGTTGGCGAGGATTTAAAGCCGACTGGTATAGGCGAGATTTGAACAATCAGCCTGCCGAGCAGATGCCGGCGAATAAACCCAAATTCAGTAACAATCAATCCGGCTGGTCTGCCGGGGTAGAAGTCGAAGTGGACGGTCAGAAATGGAAGTTTTAGCAACGCAAAATCAACAGAACCAGTTACCGCCGGAACGCGCAAAACGAGCAGAAGCGATGATTGATTGGTTATTTGGTCAACTCAAAGGGATTTTCCCCGGTTGGCGAGCCGCATTCGAAACGGAAGCGGATTACGTTGCGGCAAAGCAAATTTGGTTGCGTGTATTGATTTGCGAAAAAATCACAAGAGCGCAGTTAAAAACTGGATTGCGCAAAGCAGAACTCTCTCAAGACCGTTTCTTGCCAAGCATTGGCTTGTTTGTGTCGTGGTGCCATGACGAAGATTATCACGCCTTGGGACTGCCAACTGCCGAAGAGCTAATCCAACGTTACAAAAACTACATGGGCTATGCGAGATTCAACCAGCACGAATTCAAATATCAATCCAAAGCGGAATATTGGGTACTCAAGACGCTTTACAACCAATACTGGAATAAACCGCTTGATGACACGCTGAAAGCCATCCCAAAAGTATTGAACGAAGCCGCCGAAAAAGTGCGGTCGGGATTTGAGTTCGAAGACATCCCGGAAATGATCGAGCAAAAAATCGTAAACCTCCCCCAAGAAAAAACATTAGCACACATCGCTAACTGCAAGGCGGCATTGAGAGGACAAGCAGCATGACAGAGCAACAATTTGACCGCAACACATGGCAAACGCC